GATTCCCTCTGTAACGATTAATGAATCCAATAATTTGTCAATCACTAAACCTTTTTTAATTAAGTTTTGTGATGTCAATATATCTTCTTCTTTTGCAGTCATGTATTTGATTTCTATTTTACCATTACTGATAGGACTATCAGATGGATATAGTTTTCCACGACTTGGTAAATCTACAACCTCTGTTGGAAACTTTCTATCTTCCGCCATTTTATACCTCCAAAGCTCTTTTGAACCAACCATACCAAAATTTCTCTTGTTCTGGTTTATTTATAACTAAATTTGCATAATGTAAAATTCTATATGATTTAACTCTATTGTGTTCTACATTCTGTACTGCTTTTAATGTTGCTGGACCCATACCCCCATCAACCTTTAATTTTGCACCTTTTCCATTTGCCGCTCTCTGTAATACCTTTACTGCAGTTCCCCTACCTTGATTAACACACATGTCAAAAAAGATATATCGGAGTTGTTCAGGTAATTCATCAACACGATTTTTATCCCAATAATCACGTTTGTAGATTTCTTTTGCTTGTTCTTTTGTTAGATTTTTGATATCAACATCAGGATAGAATCTTTTTGTGATTCCATAGTTGGTTTCCCCACCCAAATCAGTAGGGTCGTTCACATAACCACCTTCATGTTTAAGAACATGTTCTATAATTTCATCAAATGTTGTCATAATATAACCTTATTTTAATATTAGAATTGTAATATTGCGTAATCGTATTGTAATGTTAATGTTATTTCAACAGGTTCACTAGCCGCAAAATCCAAGTCACCAAAGTTAGCATCTTGAATATAAGTACCTTTGAGTGTCCACTCTTCAATTATGTCACCAACAGGACCCAATACATTAAATGTTACATCTTTTTTATAAAAATCGGAGTATCCATTTCTACCCGTTACAGATTCATGACCTAATCTAACCCATTCCATTACAGCTTGTGCTGATGAAGGAACAATTGGGTCGTATAAAGTTATAGTTAATGGTTGCCAAGCACCTTTACCTTGTACATATCTTTTAACATTCATATGGTCTAATTCAACAGTTTCAAAAGTAATTTGTGGTCTTGTTGTAGCTTTAATCACATAAGCTGGAATACCATCAATCTGCATTATAAACCTATTTTTTAATTTAGGTTCAAATGGTGTAAACATTATATCATTAGCATCAATTAATTCTGCCATTATTATTCTCCAATTTAAATTATATACTTTCGTATATAAATATCAAAAATCTTAAAAATTACTCTGGAAATGTAGCACCAGTTGGTTGTAATGTGAAATCTAATACAATAAATTCTGCTGTTCTTGTTGGTTGAACAAATATTTGTCCAAACAAGATATTTCTGTCAATAACATCAGGAGTATTGTTTGTATCATCCATCACCACTCTAAATGCAGTTAAACCACTATTGGATTGAACTTGTTCCATAAATGGATTAACAATATTCAAGAATCTTCTTCTTGTGGCTGAATTGTTTTGTTCAAATACCAAGAATCTTGAAGTAGATGCTATGAATTTCTTAAGAGCGATTAATAATCTTCTAACATTAATTCTATCCAACGCTGATGCTTTTTTCTGTAATGTTTTTTGTCCAAACACCGTTACCCCTTGTCCAGGAAATGTAGCGATTGGATTAATGTTTGATTCATATAAAGTGTCACGATTATCATTAGTTAATTTTCTTTCAGCTTGAATCGCCGTATCAATTCCACCTCTATTCAAACCAGCAGGAGCGAACCACGGATGAGCAACTTTATCATTAAATGCATAAATACCACCCATGACAACTGATGGTGGTACAAATCTATTTCTACCAACAATGTTATCTGGAACTTGAATCCAAGGCCAATACATAGCCGCGAAATTACTATCTCTGGCGTCTCCTCTCGCAGTGGCGTCTGATATGTTACTGCCATATTTTACAGGATCTGCTATAACGAAACAATCACCTCTATCCTCACACACATCTATAGCTTTTGTTATTATTTTTTGATGATTGGCCTCACTATCCAATATTCCAGGTATTAATATTAAATTAATGTCATATTCATCTTGATTTGATAAAAGATTTAAAGCATCTGTATAAGCATTCGTACCATCTGCACCAGTGCTTAATGTATATCCTTGTGTGTCAGTATTGTCTATTTCTTCATAAAATTGTACTTTATTTGTTGCAGCCCGACCCGTACCATTACCTAACGCATCAAATCCAGTGTACCCATTATCACCACTTTCAAAAGCCCCATGATATGAACCACTACCAGTTGCTGGTAAAGAAGCACTCGATTCAGGAACTCTAACATTTCCATTTTCATCTAAATAATCAACTGTTGGTCTTTCTACCTCAACTCTTACGAAATTAGACTTTCTTGGATATGAACCACTTAATTGTAAATAAGGATCATCTGTACCACTTCCTCTAATGGTTAAAGTTTGGTCTCCTATTATTTTTGAAATATAATTATTAGCATTTGGATCTAATGAAACATTGTTAAAAGTTTCAAGAATTTGTTTTCTCTTAATACTATCATCACCTCTTCTGATTAAAAGACTAAATGTTCCTTTTTTATCATTTTTACTAGATACTTCCCATCTTAAATTATCTTTTGAACCACTTACAAGTATATTATTTGTACCTGATAAAGTAGATCCACTACTATTCATAATAGCACCATCAGCTAATGTTTTTAGTCTGAACGCTACTGTTCCCGCCGTTGTACCACCACTTCCACCCGCTATACCATCAAATTCTACAACTGTACTTAAATCTTCAGATTGAATTTGACTAAAGAAACTTGGTGTTTCAGATGTAGTAGTTCCAGCTGATCCTGTTGTAACAGTAAATGTATCAGTATTAGCAGTTGAACCACTTATAGCAATCTTAGCACTTCCAACTGCACTAGCGGTAATGTTTAAACTACTAGCTGTAATAGCGTTTGCTAAATTTAAAGCTGATTCTTGTAAATTAGCTGCTGCGTTACCCGATGTTCCAAATTGAAGAAAAACTTGATTTGCAGTATTTTCTAAACCAACTGATGATGAAACAAATGTAAAATCGACATTACCAATTGATATTTCATCAGGTGATCCCTCTAACGATCCGGAAGGATTGACATTAAAAATGAAAGAACCTGTTGAGAATACAGTTCCAGCAGTTGCAGATGTGTTGACATCAGCTTGAGCAGGTAAGAAATCACCATCCAATATTCTAACAACGGTTAATTGTGATGCGTTTTCTAAATAATTTTGTGCTGTATGTGATGTTAAAAATTGATATGATTCTGAACCACTTTTGAAAGAATCACCAAACAATGTTTGATATTCTGAAAATGATGATACTACGGTTGGTACTAAAGCTGGTCCTTTTACCGTAGGACCTACAACAGCTGCACCTATTTCAGTAATTGCGGCTGGTAAAAATGTTTGATCGACTTCTTTGGTAAATACACCGGGACTGATGATTTTCTCTGCCATGGAGGGTCTCCCTATAAATTATAATTTGATATCAAGATAAAATTTTCTTTCACCCTATTTAGATAGGATTATTCATATATAAATATATGATTAAAGTTCAAAACACTAATATTTATTTTATTTATTCGGAATAAATTGTCCTGAATTAGGATCTAGTGTTCCATCACCATATTTTTTAGTGATTTCTTCTATGAATGATTTTTCGTCTTGTTGAACTTCAACAAATTTATTTTTCAATTCAACTTCAGACTCACCTAAAGCTTTTAATTGTTGGTTTAATCTCAACTCAGATATTGAGATTTGTCCTAAATTTTGTTGAATTGTTACATAAGATTCTTGAAATTCTTTTATTTTTTTCATTTCATCTTCTGTAAATTTTATTGGATCTGACATATATAACCTCCGTTTGTTTTTATATAAATATATATATAAAAATCAAAAAAGTGATTTATTTTTCCACTTGTTCATCTGTGGCATCACCCTCAAAACCAAACACAACTCGTGTAGGTGTGATTTCTTTTCTAATTTGTGATATTTTATTTGTAATTACAGAGTTTGTATATTCAGGTAATAAATAAGCTTTTGTAATTACTGAAAATGTTGATTTAATTATTCTTTCAGAATCAGTAGTCATTTCTGACGCATCTGATATGGATTCAACTGTTGATAGGAATTTGTAATCCTCTCCATCACCCCAATAATTATTACTATGTTCTACAAATTCTTCAATCAATATATTCATTTGTTCCATATATGATGTAAGTAAAACAAATTCATACGAGATGTTTACAAAATTCGGCATTGTTGTGACAAGATTTTCAAATGTTGGCTTTTTATTTGTTTGAACAGAAAATCTATCATATCTGTTTTTCTTACTCCATTGTGGTTTTCTCAACACTTCAGCATATTTTCTCTGTACATCATGTTCAAAACCTTGACTTAATTCTGTATTTTTTTCAACCGATGTTCTTTTCAACACAATCACAGGTAGGATTATTGTATTGTTTCTATCTCTCAACACACCTCTTCTTCTAACATTATTCCATCTTTCTTCATTACCATAAAGTATCGGAACTTTTATGGTTTCATTGGCTTCTCGTATGGATGGTCTAATGACATCCTTTATGTAATTCATAACAGATGTATCAACATCTTTTAGAGTTACAGCAAAGTTTTTATCGAAATTCATACCAGGTGTAAAGGTTTGTTCACGATTACCTCTTAAACTCATATCTCTAAA